GAATCTGATGACTGTTTGCGAGGCATGCCACAAGGAAGAACATAAGAATGACAAGAAACCCAAAAAGGCGCGTAAAAGTAGCAAATAAGCGATTTACAGTCATTTAAAATAATACCTTATTGCATATGCGTAAGGAATTATAAGTCATATTTATTTATTCTTGCGGCTGCGGCTGCGGCTTGCCGCTCTGCCACGGGCAATTTGTCGCCTTAATGCTACACTCTTTGCCGCGCTTCTTGCGCCCTTTACGCCCAAATTAAAACCCACTGCCATGGAGTTATACACCGCCGCCACACCTTTGGTCACAACAGGAATAGACGTTTTAACGGCACCCTTTGTCATCATGCCAACCTTCTTTAATCCCTTGTTCACGACAGGCAAGGCCCTTTCTGTTGTCTTGCGAAGGGAACGCATGACAGATTTTCGTTGCTTTCTTGTTTTATGCAAATTTGCCATTATAGAGTATATGTATAAAATATTTGTAACGAGATAAATATTTGCAGATGGATAAAATATTTGCTTGTGTTATATTAAAATGGATCTGAAATATATTTTGAAGGTTTTTATCATTGTGTTCATAATTCTCTCCTTAATTTCATTTGTTAAAACTGCCGGGTTTGATGTAACTACGCCCACAGAACCTAAAAAACTGTTGCAGGTTGTTACGATTGAAGGGTTGGCTCAAAAACAAGATAGTTCCATTGTAATAAACTCGCATGATGCATTCTGTGAGAGTCAGCGCGGCTCAAGTGGCAGTTTAGACGGTTCGTGCGGCAAGCTTACAAAAAATAACTGCAACTCAACGTCATGCTGTATTTGGACAAGCGACGATAAGTGTGTCGCAGGAGATGCAGGCGGGCCCACTTTTAATACTGACACAGACGGGAAGACTAACTCACTTGATTACTACTATTTTCACAATAAGTGCCACGGGAACAAATGCCCTACCTAAAGTTGTTTAATTGTAATACTGGAGTCGCCTGCCAATTCTTGAACAATGGGGTCGTTGCAGTAATTGTCTAAATAGGTTACCTCTTTAATGCCACACGCGGCGATAGATCTGAAACAGTTTGCGCAAGGATAATGCGTAACGTATATTTTTGCGCCTTCCAATGAGACTCCGCGCTTCGCACAATCAGCAATTGCATTCATTTCGCTATGAATAATAGATTGTTCGTGGTTATCGTGGACACGGCTCGTGTGTGGGGCCCCTGGTATATATCCATTATAGCCCATGGAAATTAAACGGTTATTTTTTACGACAACAGACCCGACATGTAATCGGCTGCAGGGGCTGCGCTGTGAGGCGAGAAGCGCAATGGACATGAAGTATTCGTCCCAGTTTAGACGTTCATTATCGTTTTTAGATAGTTCGTGTAGCTTTGAAAGCATATTATATTTAAGGTTATATAACATGTTTTTATTATTGTTTTCTCAATTTACTGTTTGACATAAATTCAATGCGAGTATTTTTTTTAGGCTTCGGAAAAACATAATTGGTTAATTTTTTCGGTTGTAGCGTTTTTGTCAGAAATCTGATATATATTAGATATTACCTTATCCAATCCTAACTGGTGTATAGCGTCACTATTATTACTTATGCCTACAACAGTCTTTTTATGCATTGCGTACGCAAACGCAAGTGGCGCCGAAAAATTTCCTATAAACAATTTACACGAATTGATTGCCACACATAACTCATAAATTGACGATGGAGTATATGCAGATGTATTATCTATATTAAAATTACATTTGAACCAATTATACTCTTTTGGGTCTAACATTACAAATTTAATATTTTCTCCGTAACTTTTAAAAAGTTCCTTATAATCAATATTATACGCAGGGCGATATGAGTTCGCACTTATTAAAATAACATCTTTCCATTTATCATCAACCGGGACATTAATCCATTTATGCACCCCCCATTTCACCTTGTATGTGTTAAAAAATATATTATTCCAGCTGGTTTTATTTAATAGTTCACTTTGTCTCCAGTTTGATAAATTCACGTCATACTTTTCATTATTGTATATAGCATATGTTTTTATATAAATTTGTTTAGAAACTACCTGAACTGTGTCTGTATATGCTCTGGATACCCCATATCTAAAGGGGTCCCCTATATTTGCAATATATAGGATACCCTTTCTACCAGTACGCAAAAAACTCTCATTTATTATGGAGAGCTGGTGGACAAAATCTCCCAACAGGCCGCCGCTTATGTAGACTATTGGTTTAGATTCAAAAATATGTCGTATATTTTTATCTGGTATTTCAAAGTTTTCAAGAGAAATAGCGGTTGTGGAAGTTGTATCGCTAAGCATCGAGTATGTTATAGTTGGTATATGAAAAATACCCTTTATTTTATCATTAAAATTAGATACAATTGTAACAACATCATATTCTAATGACAAAAAAATGATTTCCGAGATTTTATTATAAAATACGTCCTCGTTGCTGATAGAAATTTCACAACGAGACAACGAATAACTTTTTTGCTCTTTTATGTTAGAACTGGTGATCAGGTTGAACCAATTTTTTACGCGAAATCGTTTCTGGTTGAACTCAAATATTTGGTTTGATAAGGACGCAAAGCGCTCATTCTCTATTGTAATGCCCTTTATTAAATCTGTCATGTCCCATATTTGCTCATTTACATACATTAACAAATTATAGTATAAATGGTACTCTTTGTATTTGTGACACGCGGTTAATGCATTTATTTCTTTTTGAACCTCCTTTTTTTTATTTTCATCGCCTATTTTTTTCATTTTCAATTCTAAAATGCTTAATTTGTCTATGGCCTCTCCGACTGACACTTCAACGTTCATTTATAATATAAGTGTACACTACTTTTATATTATAGTAATTAATTACATATTATTTGCGTTTATTTAGCATGTGCTAAGGATTTTTTCAAATTTCAATAAAAAGTTATTTTGTGACCAATCCCGCTTCATTTTTAAAACGCCATCTCTATTTTTTTCAATAGCCTGTTTAATGCCTATATTGGGGTAGTAATCCAGATATGTATGTATGTGTCTAAACGTGCGATCTTGCGTAATTAACAGTGGTACACCAGATGCAATAGCCTGATCGGGTACTGCGGCTAACCCTGACTTACAGAGATGTTCTCTATTGTAAAAGAAACAATTAAGTGTTTTTGTAGAACATAATTTAATCAATTCGGTTTTTGTTAAGTTATCTGAGGTTATCTTTACTCCTATCCCGGGCTTGCGCAATATATCTTTGCATTTCAATCTAATATCCCTAAGCACGTTATCGTGTATTACTTTTTCAACATGTGTTCCATCTGGAATATTAAAATGGATTTTGGCCGCGTCATATTCATTTTGAACAGCTTCAACAATTTTATGCCATTCTTTTCCAGAAGTTGCAAATCCAAAACTGAAAATTTTAGGAATATTATCGTCGGCCGGGTCGCTATTTATACTTGACAAATCAAATTCTTCAATAGGTCGTCCAAATGCGTGAATTCTATTTGTTTCCCAAATTGTAGGGTCTAAAACTATGTAATGACCAAAATAGTCAGGAGAAGATCCAACCGGGTTATTTCCAAATGTAACCTCCGTGACTATGCAAAATGTAGGTTTATTGAATTTTTTAATTATCTCGCGACTAATCCAATTATTTACAAGATAATGTTCGTTAAAAATTGCAAAGTCATATGAATTATCTAATCTGGTTTCTTCAGAATACTCAAGACTATAATTAGTGCTATTTTTTAAAGCATCATAACACATTTTCCCTGATTCCCATATACTACATAAACTTTGTCTTGAATTATAAAATATTCCTCTTTTACACCTTTGCGCATTTAAAATGCTCACGGAACAGTTACTTTTTGCCGATGAAATTACTCCAGAATGGGGGTTTTCAAAGAGAAAAGGTGTAAATAATATTTTTTCAAACTTCTGTAATATTTTATTATTGCTATATTCTTCTAAGAATCCACTATAACAATTTACAGAATTTTGCATACATTCTGCAATAGAATTCTTATAAAGACAAATTTTATCGGAATAAATATGTCTGAACATATAACTATTAGATATTCCTAATGGAATTTTTACAGACAGCGCATAATCTATCGTGCTGGATATGCCCCTTCCGTGCATATCGTCATACAAAAATAAGTTCATAGTATTTGATTTTAAAAACAATAATATATCTTCGTTTGAAACAAATTCGTGCGTAATCATAAGTTTTATTGCAGGCTTAAGCGGAACATTATGACACATTTTTTCCATAAGAGAAACTGCACCATCTCTATTTCCGTCGAAGTGCGCACCTGGAACGATGAATTTTATAATTGCCGCATCATATTGATCATTTACAATTTTAACTATTTTATCAAACCCTTTATTTAAAAATCCAAAGCCAAAAGAACCAAAAATAGGAACTCCTTCTTCTGAGTATTCTATAAATGCCTTTATAGATGGTGTCGATGGTGTATAATTTTGTAATAATTTATCAACATTTTCATATATTGGACGTGGTATAGAATATTTGTTGCGCATTTCTTGTTCAATTGGATTAATGCTGCATACAATATCAAATAGATCCCTCGGCGATTCGTGAGGTATTCCAATATTTTTAACTTTTCTTTGAATATTAGTGTTTGTTAACCATGACATCGTGCTGACGTGATAATTATATATAATAGAATGTATGCCTGGCGCATTATTTAATATAGACGCTACATAATCATTTTCACATGAAATCTCTATATAAATGTAATTTACAAGCTCAGGCTTGCTTGTTTTAAGAATGTCATATAGTCTTTTGCCGTATTGATAAACGTCACATTGTTGGTTGACATTATTTAAAAACAATACCTTCATTAATATATTATAACAATATTAGAACTATACTATATTAAACCAATTCACCTAAAATATCGGCAACCGATATTAACGGGTTCCATCCAAGCGCACTCAATTTTGTAGCTTCACCTCTTATATTTGTAGGAGTTGAATCAAACCCAAGTTGCTTGTCTTGAATGATAACTACCTCTAATCCGGTTTTCTTTTCGCACAGAATATTACAATTCAGCTCTAATTCTATTCCATGGGCCTGATATAATTTAACGACTAAATCATACATTTTATGAGATTCCGTATTGCATATCAGATATGAAGCGCCTTTTTCTTGAGAAACGATTGACTGAATTGCGTTTGCAACATCCGATGCATGCAAAACACTTCTATAAGAATCAAGGTTTCCAACTTGCAGGGCATGCTTTTCTCCGGCATTCCATAACTTAATGTGGTTAGCAACCTTATTTAATAAAAAGGTGGAGGCCTTTAATGGTGACTCAGTTGTAAATATAACTCCGTTTGAAAATGGGAGGCCGTAAGTATTTCTATAAAACTCAACCATAGAATGACCCATTGTTTTTGCTATAGAATATGGATGCAGGTGAAACATATTATGGTCATCCTCTTTCACAATATAATCAACATGTCCCTTATATATTTCACTGCTGGATGCGTTAAATAACCGCGTGATCCATCCTTTTCGGTGTATAATGTCACATAATGTTGCAGTCAATAACCCATTACTATGTAATGTTTCTATAGGATTATTAAATGCGTAATGAGAACTTGAAATAGATGCAAGATGAATAATAACATCCGGTTTAACAATAGACAGGGCATGATCTAATTCAACGGAGTTATTCATATCAAAGTAAAATTTTGTAATATTGCTTTCGTATGACGGCTCAGACCGACCAAATCCATATAAATTGTAATTAGTAAACTGGGCCTTTACATAATGTGCAATCATCCCGTCACACCCAGTAATAAGTGCCTTTGGTTTTGATCCAACAATTTCAAAATGTGGAAATGGAAACACAAACTGCCCCCCCGCATCCAAGAATGCCCTTTCGCGAACAAGAATCTCCTCCCTAAAATGCCATGGCAATACGAGTAAGTAATTCGGCGGGTCCAGTCTCATAGTCTCTTCTCCAATAATCTCAATTCCAGTATTTGTCATTTTGCCAATTTTTTTTGGGTTTCTCTCTACAGCATATTTCATATCTGCTTCGCCTAAGTCTGCATACTGTAGGAGACAGTTGCCCTTGGTGGATGCACCATAAACATACATTTTTTGGCCATTTTTATTAACAACATCCACAAAATCGCGCAGCCGTTTTACTTCAATATCACAATCGTGCATAAATTTTTCAAATACGGTGTTACTTAATAGCCCATACTCAATCTCATTATTTAAGATTTTATTTATTAGCTCACAGTTTTCCTCGTAAAGCATAGATTCTCGTTTCGCAAAATAAACACGAAAGCTTCCTCCGTTGCAGTCATTGAAGACCACATCAATAATTTTAAAATTTGCCCGATTTGCAATTTCCTTGACTTGATATAAAGAATAATATTCCAGATGTTCGTGGCAAATTGTATCAATGCTATTTGTTCGCAACATAGATAACAAGTAACTTTGTTCGCACGTCCAAATACCATCATTATCTAAAATAGAATATATGTCTTTTGCGAACTGAACCGGATCAGGCAGGTCGTAAAACATTGAAATTGACGACACCATTTTACATTTTATATCTCCAAATCTATTCACAAAGTTATCATGCGTAAAATACGTAGGAAGTAGTTGAACATCTCCATAATACTCCTTAAACTGGTTTCCGGTAGGGTCCACGCCAATTCGGTTTAGTTTATCTGAATACAATTGTAGCATGGTTGAATCATTGCTGCCTATATCAACAACCGTGTCATTTTCGCACAAATTTACTTTAGAGAGAATCTCCTCCTGATATTTTTTCAAGTGTTCGCGCATTGTATTGCTAATTCCAGATCTATATCCATATTCATATTCGTATAATTCTGAAGCAAATGTTGTTTGTCTCAATTGCAATAATCTGCATTCTCCGCAGACGCATAGATCTATAGGGGTTTTCGGCGTTGAAAAGTCGCCATAGTTGGGGAATCGCGATGTAATAATTTGATTACCTAAGGATATTACATTTGTTAAATTTGTAGAATTGCAAAGTCTGCACGCGGTGATGTTGACGTTAATCTCCATAAATATATAGTGTATGCAGATATTAGATTTTACGTAATTATACTAATAAACCTCTAAATAATGGCACGAACCTTGTTGAGTTACTATTAATATTAGTATTATACCGTTTGCCACCAGTAAATAATAACCACTCCGGACCCTCCAGAACCAGCAGTGCCAGTGAAATTTCCGCCACCACCTCCGCCCGCACCAAAAACGCCTGTACTTATAGAACTAACCCCGCTCTCGCCGTTTAAACCTGGTGCACCCCCATGCAAGCCTCCAATAGTGGAACCTGCCAGCCCACCAGTAGTGGGCAATTCGGCTGAGCTCCATCCACACCCCCCACCGTTGCCTGGATATAACTGCGGGTTTCCATTTATAAATGGCAAATATATTGGCTTGTGATTATTAAAAGACGTTCCGCCGTTTGACGCGGAACCAGTGTCGCCTTGATACGCGGCGCCGTTATTTCCCCCAACGCCAGCAGCAACATTGTAACCGCTGCTGCCTCCACCGCCACCACCCCCAGTATATGTATCAAAACTCGATGTACCTGTATTTGTTGCACCGCCATTGCCGGAATAATGGTTGACCCCGACAAGGACCCCGCCGCCACCTCCACCACCGCCAGTATATGTATCAAAGCTTGAATTGCCTCCAGTGCTACCCGATTGTTGACCAGTCCCTGGTTGTCCACCAATCCCAACAGAAATGTTGTATGGCACATTTTTATTAAGATTTGAATTTTGAATATATGCCGTACCGCCCCCCCCGCCACCCGTTCCAGCACAGACCGTAAAAAAACCCAAGGTTTGCATATTACCGCCACCGCCGCCACCTACCGCTATTACAGTTGTAGGTATATCAATGAAATATGTAATTGTCCCAGTTCCGCCGGTAAATACAATTCCCGTACGCCCACCATAGGTGTATACATCATACGTCAAACTGCCCGTAATAATATATAATGGCTTTTTTGCAAAAATAGTATTTAAATCCTGTCCATTTACACTATAACCGGTAACAGGCGCCTGTGTTCCAGCCGCTCCAGTATAAGCTGCAAAAATATTTCTTAAATCGCCGTATCCAGATACGGTATAATTTGTGTCATAACCAATAGCAGACCCCTGGGAAAGCGGTTGGAAAATAGCAGATAAATCTACACCACCGACTGTATAATGTGTTGTTGGATTGCTCATTGTATAGTATATTTAAATATAAAATAAAATTGATATTGTTAGGAAAAATATATAAGAATAATATCAACGATAATATATAGGAGATGATTATCCCAATTAAGTGTTTTACATGCGGCACCGTGCTTGCCAATAAATATAGGTACTACCTTGAACAAGTGCGTAAGAAGAAATTGGCGAAAAGAGGGAATGGCGAATCTATTGACATTGATAAGGTCCTTTATTTGACACAGGAGTTTGCCGAGAAGACGCCAGAGGGCGAGGTCCTTGATGAACTAAATATGACAAAGATGTGTTGTCGCCGCCATTTCTTGACACACGTTGATATTGAATAATTTCTTGCTATATAGTATAATGGCCAAAAAGAGTACAAAAAGAGGTAGATCTCAGAAACTTTATAAAATGAAGGGGTGCTCAAAGACAGTGCGCAAGGGCGGCGGTAATGGCGATGTATATTTAGCATATCCTGCAAATAATGTGCCTTTTTTGCCGAACTCGCATTTGGCGTATACTGGCAAAGGTGGTGCATGCGGACTAAATGCTCCGCTTGCGTCAAGTATGCCTGTAAATTCATATGCGGCAGATAAAACGATGCCAAATACAGGTCCTCCGGCTGGCGGATTTAATTTTTTGAATTCTGTGCGTTCTCAACATGGGGGATGTGGAGATATGTGTTCTATGCGGGGCGGCAAACGGGCGACAAGGAGAGCACGGGGGAAAGCGCGTGGAAGAGCGAGAGCAATGGGGAAAGCGAGAGCAATGGGGAAAGCGAGAGCGAAGGCCGGAGGATGCGGGCCAATGTGTATGGCGCCATTGCTTTTGGCGGGTGGCAAGAAATCGCAGCAGGGCGGGAACCCGGGAATCCCCTACCCCAATGGTCTTGCCGGATCTCCTTGGACTCCGGCTATCAGTGGATGGCCAGGAGTGGACGGAATTCAGGGAGATCGCAACCATTTCCCGTTAAATACATATAAAAACGACATTTCTCGGCAAATGGTTGATGTAGGACCCAACCCACCATTCGTAGTTGGCGGCGGCAAAAAAAGGCGCACGCAAAAGCAACGAGGCGGAACCTTGTCAAATTTTTTGACACAAGATTTGGTTAATTTAGGAAGGCAGGTCCAATTCGGAGTAGGAAGCGCATACAATGCGTTGTCCGGATACAGCGCGCCTGTGAACCCCTTACCATGGAAGGACCAATATACTCACGCATAGGCTGGACATAGTTAGAGGCCGATCGGAAATTTTATTTTCTACCTCTAATTCATAATGGCTGATTTTCCTAAGCAATTGAAGGACTTGTGCACACCCGCTGCACTATACTTTGCGATTTCTATGATCGCACTTTTACTCGTTTTGTTCCAAAATTTGGGCAACACAAATAGCTATCACGTTGGCGCATTCTCGTGTCGCGTTCCTAACACCGCCGCCGTTTTTGTCGCCAAGTTGATATATATATTGTTCTGGACATACATTCTTAACTTGATATGCAAGGACGGCCACATGGGACTTTCATGGCTGTTGGTTTTACTTCCCTGGATCTTATTGTTTGTTATGATGGGCATATTAATGATTAACATGTAATTATAACGACATCAACCAATAAACCAGAGAAACAAATAAATATATATTTATATTAACTTTTGTATAAATATATTCATTTAATATATGACGATGAAGATTAAGAACGGATTCTCCTATGACAAAGGAGGGTGGAAATATATTTCAATTAATGGCGGACCCAAGGAGCGGGGGTATGCATATGGCTACCTTTGTGCGACCGACTTTAAAGAAATTCAACGGACCTTGAAATTTCTGATGATGGAGTCATATGGCATGGAGTGGGAATATTTTATTAAAGCAATTTCCGACGATTTTAAGGAAATGACTATCCGTGATTTCAAGGAACTTTATGACGAGATGGACGGAATTGCCGCCGGCTGTAACGCAAACGGGTGCAAAACAACTGTAGACGAAATCATTGCCTGGAATTTCTATTGTTCTATTCCTTATTGGTACTCCACAAAATCCGATAACCGTGTAGGAAAGGAGGGCGGTGCAAATGACCGATGCAGCGCCTTCATGGCTGTAGGTGATTGGACTGCGGATGGCAAAATTGTTTGTGCGCACAACTCCTTTACGGATTATATTGATGGGCAGTTTTCCAATGTTATTCTGGATTTGAACCCTGACAAGGGCCACCGATTTATCATGCAAACATCCGCCTGTTGGATTTGGAGCGGGACTGATTTCTTTGTTACGGCAAAGGGCATTATTGGCACTGAAACCACAATTGGCGGGTTTTTCCCCTATGAGAAGAAATTCCCCATTGGTTACCGAATTCGCAAGGCCATGCAATATGGAGACACACTTGACGAATATTGTGAAATACTTTTACACGAGAATTCAGGTGACTATGCCAACTCCTGGTTGTTCGGCGATACGAATACAAACGAGATCCTTCGCATTGAATTGGGTCTTAAATTCCATAATATAGAGAGAACCAAAAACGGGTTTTTTATTGGGTTCAATGCGCCCTACGACGAACGAATCAGAAATCTGGAAGTGGTTGACTCTGGGTTTTATGATGTCCGACGACATCAGGGTGCGCGAATGGTTCGCCTTGGGGAGCTCATGGATGAACACAAGGGAAAACTAAATAT